CGGATATAGAAGCCTCCCGCCGCGATCTCGGCTTCGAGCCAAAGACCACGATCGAAGTCGGGCTTGAACGATTTGTGGAATGGTACAAGCAGTATTATGGAATTAAGCCGTAAATGCGTTTTGTATCAGTAGGTTGCGAGGGAACGCGTTAGGCTTTTTACCCTCGTGATGGCCCACTGAAACCCGCGGAAACCCTAGGGCCAAAATCACGAGTCTAACGCGTTTCGGGTAGGGTGGTGCCCCTTCCAATTTACCACCATTCGCGCGCATAATCTCGGCTCCCCCAAAACAGCCGCCCTCGCCCGCGACCCCATACCCCTCGACGCCCTTCGCCCCGAATTCCGCGAGCTCGCCCTTTGGCCGCCCGGCGCCCAGTTCCTCGACGGCCGCGCCGAACGGATCCTTCAGGGCCAGCTACCCGCGCGCCCCGACCATCCGGCCCGCACGTTGACCGGCTCGAGCGCCCGGCCTGGCCGCCGATGGCGATCGATCTCGCCGAACGTAGCGAGGGCGATTTTGCGGAGCGCCGGGCGAGAGATGCTGAGAGGCAGCGGCGGAAGCGCGCGAGGCGGGCCTCCGGTTTGTGATTTCCCGGAAATAGCAAGCTAAGCAGCTGGTGAGAACTCGGGCAGGATCGGCTCTCGGGACATCCTAGCGGCGGCGGCCTGCAAAGGCGGGCGGCGCGGCGCTTTGCGGTTTCGGCCAGCGCGCGGCGACCAGCGGCAAGACCTCCTCGATGAGACGGCGGGTCTGGGACAGCATCTCGTCGTCGCCGCGGGCGGCCGGGCGCAGGATGAATTTGGAGATTCCGGCGGCGACATAGGCGGCAATGCGCTCGACGACCGCCTCGGCGTCGCCGATTGCGAAATAGCGCAGCGGATTGCGGCCGGTGCGTTTGCGGTAAGGCTTCGAACAGCCGATCGAGACCGGGATCGTCCGCCCGGCCAAAACGGAACGTCGATTGGGAATCCCGCCAGGGACGCTGGAAGAGTGCGCCCTTCGGGCCTACCTAGCGGTATCTGATATGACTGATTCGCGGGAAGTCGTTGACGCGCCGAAAATTCCAGCCCGAAGGAGGGGCCAAAATAGCACAATCACTCGAAACTCTTGAGCCCGCCCGAAATGCCACGTGGTACAAATTGGCCGGATCTGGCAAGATTTTCGCACCCACGCGCAACTTGCGGGGGACAACCCGGGGGAAAGGGGGAGCATCAACATGATCGACCTGAACAATCTCGCGCCTATGCCTGAAAAGCCCTCCAAAGAGGCACTATCAGTGCAATTGCTTGATGCCGCTATCGACCTCAACCGAATTGCGCGTGGCGAAATTTCTGAGAGCCCCGCGGTTGTTGCTGTGCTGGCAAATTTGGGACTTCACGACCACCAGGTCAGGACGGGCGATGATCTTCGACAGGCTGTCGATCCCCAAACGATCGACATTTATAGCCGGGTAATATCCCAATTGGTAACAGAACCAACTCGCAGCGTTAATGATCTGGCTATGTACATTCAAAAATATTCGGAGCTAGGGAGTAATCTTGGTAAAAGATCTGGCGAACAATTATCCGCAATGAAGGATTTCTTCTTAGCACTGCACCGAGAATTGTTGGCAGAAGGCTACAACAGGCTAAATGAAAGCGTACCCGATCGAGTATAAGAGAGGACATAGTGGATTGCGGTGACTATACGCTTCAAAAGATCCAGCTGGTCCTGGCGCAAATCTCGCGACTCTTGGAATCGGAGTTCCCCCACAACGATTCTAAACAAGCCCTTGAGCTTCTTAAGCACGTTTTCGAGAACGATGAGCGGCTAATTGAAAAAGTATTAAAGAAGGTGATCTGCCGATAAAGGAGCAGTCCTGCGGAGAAGCGAATTACCATATAGCCCGTTTTCTCCCGATTTTGGGTTTTGCTTTGCGATCTACAAACACTAGAAATGCATTCGAATTCTTCGTGCCTTTGGTTAGAATTGCCCAAAAGGTCCTCAAACGCGAGACCAAGCTGATCTTGTCTTCGGAATGGGACTACTCCCCATTCACTTATCCATTTGTTTTTGCCGAGCTACCCAATTTTGTATTAATCGGGCTTCCCGCCTCTGAATCCGAAAATCCGCTTATTATTCCCCTTGCTGGTCATGAATTAGGACACTCGGTCTGGAAAATTTATGACCTCTCATCAGTTTTCGCATCCGCTCTTGAAGGCAGTGTACTCAAGGAAATCAGAAGTACTTGGCGAAAGTTCGAGCAGTTGTTTTCTACTAACGGAGATCCAAATAAATTGGATACGGATCTCGCACTTTGGACGATATGGAGCCCTGCCCGAGAATGGAGCCGCCGCCAAGCCGAGGAAATATTTTGTGATGCGGTGGGTGTGCGACTTTTCGGTGAGAGCTATTTCCATGCGATGGAATACCTTTTAAGCCCACATTTTCAGAACCGGCGTGCAATTCACTACCCAGATATCCGAACGCGAGTGGATGCGATGTCCCAAGCGGCGACGAGGTTTGGAGTGCCGGCGTCGGCAGATTTTTGGAAAAAATTCACTGAAAAGCCGCTTAGTCTAGACGCGAAACAACGATATCTGCTAAATGTCGCAGATCACGCAACCAAACAGGCGATTAACGACTTGGTCGGGGCTGCAGGTGTTATCGCCGACAAAGCCGGGATCCCGCGTCCTGTTAGTACAGAGGCTGACCGAATACTTGAATGCTTTGAGGCCGGTATTCCTGCACATGGCCTCCGCAATCTCGCTGATATCATCAACGCCGGATGGAGGGGGTATATCGGGCAAACACCGGCAAAGTCCCGAGCTGCCCGTGGAGAACGGTTTTCCCGGTTAGCAGATGTGATCTTAAAAACCATAGAAGTGATGGAATTCGAAATCCGAACGGGGACGTCATCATGTTGATTAAAGCCAAATTGTTGTCGGAATTTTTGCGCGACGACGGGCCCAATGGATTAACGATTGTGCCTTTGCCTGATCTGTCGACCTTCGAGGACAGCGGCGCGGCGTCTATAGATTTGAGGCTTGGACGTTGGTTCACCACGTTTCGACCTACGAGGATGTCTCGACTAGAGGTAGCCAGAGAAGGGCGAGCGCCTGCTAACGAGGCAGGCCTTACGAAACTTCATTACGTGCCCTTCGGGGAGGACTTTACCCTTCATCCCGGAGGTTTTGTTTTAGGAATCACACTGGAATGGTTAAGATTGCCGCCGAGCCTCGGCGGGTTTGTTGGTGGAAAGTCATCTTGGGGGCGCAGGGGACTTATTATCGAGACTGCGGCTGGAATTCACCCTGGATTTTCAGGATGCCTGACCCTCGAAATGACGAATCTAGGGGAAGTGCCAATCGCGATCATCCCTGGAATGCCGATTTGTCAGGTCGTATTCCATAAAACGTCGGATCTCGATGCATTGAATCAAAGCGCTTTCAATGGCAAACGTAAGCCGAATTTGGGCGTGATCAAGACCGACCCAGTTCTCGAGAAGCTGATGCGGCCCATTCCAAGTTAGATTGGATTTAGAGCAGCGTATGCTCCCGAAGCCGCTTTGCGACTGGAGCCTGGATTATGAGGCGACTTGACTGATCGGGGGTCTATGACAGAATTAACCAAAACCGAATCGGGAGGGACCGCTTTGTGGCTCAGAACAAATTTTGAATCCTCGTCATGGCCGAGAACTAGCTTTCGGGCGGGGAAGAAAGACGAAACCTCGAAGTCGTATTGCGCCGGAGTGCCTAGGGAGCCTCAATGCCGACGCGCGCAAAGACGAGTAAGTGAATAATGCAGCTCGGCGCTATCCTCGCAGTCGTCCTCTCAACGGCCGCGGTAATGGCGATGGCGCGAGGAATCGCCGGTTGGCTCCGCCGTAAAAAAAGCGCATCCCTTATAATCGCAAGAGGACCTGGGGCAGGCAGCGTCAAAGCGGAGGTCGAAAACATTGATCCCGCAGCCGCAGCTCGGATTGTGGAGCTCATACTTACAAACGGCGAGACCGACCGCCGACATTGGGGTATGTCCGACCAGGAGCCAGCTGAGCAGAAAGTGACCGGCTCGGAACCGCCAGTAGAGCAGCAGTGGGCCGAGACGGCGAAGCAGGCGGCGGAAGAGCAGCAGCGGCCCGAGACGGCGCGGAAGGCGGCGGAAGAGCTTCAGTGGGCCGAGGCGGCGCGGCTGACGGCGGAAGAGCAGCAGCGCGCCGAGGCGGCGCGGCTGACGGCGGAAGAGCAGCAGCGGGCCGAGCAGGCGTTAGAATGGGACGAAGTCAGCCGGAAGCAGGATGATGATCGCCTCCAGAGCCGCGTCATCGACGCGAACCTTCTCACCGAACGCTTCGCCCCCGGCGAGATAGCTACCCTAACCGTCGTCCTGCGCCTTCCATACAACCCTGCTCGCGGGAAGTGGCAGAGCACGGTGGCACTCAACCGTGAGCGCGGTCCCGTGCACGTCATCCTGGAGGCACAGGGATTTACCTGTCTGTCGGAGCGGCCAGCGCCGTTCGAGGTGCCCGAGGATCGTGACGCCGCCCCTGTAGCCTTTGAACTCCGCATTGAGGAGGCCAGCCTGCGTTGGCTGCACATAGTTCTCATCCAGGCGGGTCGGCCGGTCGGCGAGCTGACCATCAACGACTTCTCCGCCATGGGCCATGGCCCCGCGCAGCAAGCCGCCAGCTCACTATTCCGAAGCGTCGCCGAAGCGGACCTGACGTTACTCGTGCGCGCGGGCGACCATAGGATTGAGGTTTGTAGCCCACGTGATCGGGCTAAGCTAGACCATGTCACAATGACTGGATTCGAATATCCAGAGACCCCATTCCGCAACCTACTCGCCGATCGCCTCCGAGCGCTTTACGACGCACGCTCGGATCCCGAAGAGACGGCGCGCGAGCTGCGGCTTGTGGGCGTCGAGCTCGCAGGCTGCCTACCAGTGGACCTCGCCAAGCTACTCCGACGTCGCGACATCCGCTCGGTGATGCTACGCCATGAAGACGATTTCGATTTTCCGCTGGAGTTGTGCTACCTTGACGATGCAGATGATCCATTCTTCGTCGGCGATCGCATCGCCGTTTGCCGCTGGTATTTGGGAGTAACCAACCCGCCGGACATAATCGCCAAGCGAGTCCGCAAGGTTGCTTTCCTGAAGGGAAATGCCGAGGCCTTCAAGTCCGACGAGGCCCTGCTCAATCGGCTCTATCCTGGCCGCACGGTTACTTTCTCACGACGCTCCGAAGTTGTAGAGAAGCTGTTTAAGAGTTCGGACTTCGATTTGATTCACTTCACGGGCCATTGCCGGCAGCGAGAACAGACTTCTGGCGGGCTGGAACTGGCGGATGGCACATTCCTTCGCCTGATCGAAATCGGCCAACTCGAATCTGAGCGTGCTTTCGCTATCGCCCAGCCTTTTGTTATGCTGAACGCCTGCGCCAGCGCGCAACCCTACCTGGGACTTCTTCGCCGCGGCAGCTTTGCGCATCGGTTCGTTACCAGCAGCGCCTGTGCCGTTGTCGGCACCCTATGGCCTGTGGATGGTTCCGTCGCAAATGAATTCGCTGACCACTTCTATGCCGAACTCGCGAGCAAGCCGATCGGAGAGGCACTACTGGCCGCCAAACTCGCGCTAGTGCGCGAGGACGCGACGGCTGGCAAGGGTACGAGCGAAGTGCCGGCCCTGCGCCGGCTGGCGAGGCAGGTTGCAGTCCGGAGCTACTGTTTGTTCGCTAACCCTGATCTTCGCCTGCTTAACTAAGGATGCTTCAGGGGGGAGAGCTATAATGTCCGAAACCCGAGAAATTATTGTATTCACAAAAGGAGATGATGACTTTGACCTGCTAGATGAGAAGCGCAAGGTCGCATTACCTGTCGACGAGCTGCGAAAGAATCTTGAGGACTTCATGGGCTCGTTGCGAGATATCCTGCCCGCCGCCAGCAATGCCACCGCTGGAATCGGGCTAAAGACGGTGACTGTCGCCGTCGGAATCAATGGCAAGGGGCAGGTCGGGTTCCTCGGCACGGGGGTGGAGGTTGGTGGCAGCGCCACCCTCACGCTCACCTTCGAGCGGACTTAGTGCCCGCAAAGTATCGGTGTCAATCGAGCATTCCACCGCGTCGATCGTCGGCGCCGCCAACGCGAGCGATACCTGATGGCCGGACTTTTCGAGATGCGGCTCGACCGCGACGGCGTACATGGTTGCCGCCAACGTGTCGCCAATGTACACTGTGCATTTGTCGAATGGCGCCAACCCTGACTCGATGAACACTCGCAGGTTTTCGCTTACCGTGAGGTTGGCAATCGACGGCAGATGCAACAGCGACATCTTTAAGCGCATCCGCTGGAATATCGCGAATTTGCCGGTGGTGGCCTTGACGATAGGGACTGTCGGGCGGCGGCGAGGGCATTTAGAACCGCAAACCCTGCCGCCGCGCAGCCTTCAGCTGCTCGCGCGCCTGCCGACGTGTCCCGGCGTAAGACAAGAGCGCCGGATCGTCGGCCGCGGACGAGGCGTGCACTGTGCACTCTTCCGGATCAATCATTCCGCATGCCACGTCTGGACCCCTGCCACAATTTCCGGCAATATTGGAGTAACCGTACCCACAGGGACGCGATATGATGCCGCCGGACGCGGGCATCCTATTCTCGGACCCTTCAGTCTGGGATTCCCGCCGGCTGTGGAGCCTGTGGGATATGATGAACTTTACGCTGGGCGCATTTTGGGACGGGCTGAAACATCTGCAGCATGAGTTAGATATAACTCGCGAGAACGTAAAAACTGGCAACGGGCTTGTCCTTATCGGCGAGGATGATCGCAGTCGCTTACAACGCAACATGCAATTTGCTATTAAATGGTGTGTCGAAGAACTCCAAATCGATACTGCCGGCCGGGTCTGTTCCGAAATACGATTTGTTTTGCGGAAAGAAATATGCAGATGGATAGACATCCATACACTGTTAGAGGAATTGTGGAAAACACTTGAATGGGAAACAAAACTAGAGCATTTTTTCCATTACAAGAGGGATGATGTAAGGAGATTGGAACACATTGGCACGGATTGGGAAAATACGGTTAAAAAATTCAAATCAGTCAACGAGGAAATCGCCGCCGCACTCGATTGCTATGCGCTATCTGATATTACTGGCTGCATATTTCATTTAATGAGAATTGCTGAATCTGGAATGCGCTCGCTTGCTCGCGAGCGTGGGGTGTCCTTCAAAAAATTCCCCTTAGAATGGGCGGAGTGGGAGAACATCATCGGTCAAATTGAGGTTGAGGCTAAGCGAGCGACATCCGCGATGTCACGCGGTCTTGGAAAGGATGCGGCGACAACCTTCTATACTGATGCCGTTGCTCAGCTGCGAGCATTTAAAGCGACAAGAAATCGCATAATGCATCTGCGCGGGAAATTTGATGAGTTAGACGCCTTGCGCGGTATCAATCAAGTGCGCGATTTCATGAGTAAGATTTCAGAAAAGATCAGCGAGAACACGCGCAAACCAATTAGTCGGTGGCCTTAGCTAAGAAGATGATTTAGGTGGCACAATCTTTCGAAATCGGCGATCGAACGCTTCTGGGTCATCGTCCGCTTGAATGTCGCGGGCGAATTCTCGGAAGCGCTCGTATTGCGCCGTGTTCTCAATCTTGCGACTCGGGGGCTTCTGGGCCGTCTTCCGCGTCGCCTTTGTCTTCGTTGCCACCATCGAACGGGAGCCTCATTTGCACAGGCTCCCTATATGGCGCGTTTAGCCATAGCGGTCTAGGCGGTTTCGGGCTCGGGGGCGGCTTGGCTACGAGTCGTTCGGTAAGTCAGCCGCTTGCCAATGATGCCACGGATCGCGCGTTCGGTGCGCTCTACATCGTCAACGCGAGGGCGATTCGGTTACTGTGCCTGAAATCGAATTCGGCGAGGTAACGGTGAAGGTGTTCCTCGCTGACGTGCTGATAGATGCCATAGATGCCGCGCTTCAGGATCGAGAAATAATTTTCGGCGGCATTGGTAGAAGCATCGCCGCGAACGTACTCCTCTTGCGAATGGTTAACGGTACGGGTGACTGGCGAACCGCTCGCCAGCTTTCCAGTAGCCGCAAGTTCGCTGCGTTCACTTCTGGGACTTCTGGGACATGTCGCGAACGGACACGGCCTTTGCGCTCAACGAGCGCGACGACAGCCTTCTTAGGCGCAGGGGCTCTATAAGCGCGGTTCCGCGCCCTGCCGCCAATAAAGGTTTCGTCTGCCTCGACGAACACGCTGTCCCCGCCGAGCGGTCCACTAGAACCGTCATCGCTCATTGCTTCCCGGATGCGATGCCCGATGAACCAACCAGTTTTGAAATCGACGCCAAGCACGCGGCTAAACTGGTTTGCGCTGAATCCCTTTTTGCTGCTGCACAGCAGATGCATCGCCTGCAACCAAGTGTACATCGGGATGTGGCTCTTCTCGAAAATGGTTCCGACCTTCACGGTGAAAGGCTTGCGGCAGGCGTAGCATTTGTAGACCCCAAGGCGGGTACTCTTGCCTTTGAGCAGCCCGCTGTTGCCGATCGCGCCACAATGCGGGCACACGCGCCCATCCGGCCAGACGATCGCCTCGACGTAAGCGTAGGCGGCTTGCTCGTTGCGGAAACGGGGTTCGTCGAGGACTGGGCGTGGCATCTGCTATCTCCTTGTAGGAAATATATAATGCCTTTCTATGGTACGTCAAGTCCAATATTGCCCAATTTCCTGGCGGCGCTGGCGGCGTCTCGTTCGTGTCGTCAATCCCGGCGCGGTGCAGTGCGACGCGAAGTTGGTGCGCTGTGGCGACACGGCTGGCGTAGGTGCTGGTGTCCATGTGGTCAGATTCCTCGTTTTAAAGCTTGGGCCAAAAACCAGCGGCGCTCTTTAGCGGTCCCGGCGAAGCTCATGACCGACAACGGTGGCTCAGATCGCGTGGCCAGTACAGACCCGCGCCTCGCCAGACTTTTTACCGCGGCTTGCACCAGAGCGTTGGCATTGGCAGGAATTGGACAAACCGAAAATTCCAATAATTCTTGCACCGCAAAATCAATGCCAAACGGACGATCGCTGTCCTCCGCGAACGAATATTTTAGGGGCCAAAAACCTACGGACCCCGCATTGATGTAGCCGGCCTTGATTAGCCGGAAAACCTGGTCGCCAAATTCGTATGTGGCAGCATCGGGGAACCGAACATCGCCAAGCAAACGATCGCCGGAAACCCAGATGTTGACCATTCGTCCAATAGGCGGCTCGGAACTTAAATGGCTCCACAAAACTACGGGATTGGCTTTGTACGGGCCCAAGCGCCATCCGGCCGCATTGATTGTGTCGCCCATTCTGTCAACCGAGCTGTCCGAAAGACAGAACCGAACCGTGCGGCTCTCTTCGTTCGCGCGGATGGCCCGAGCGGGGCGCTCGACGCCAACTCCGGCAGTGTCGTTGCGTCTCGCAAGCGCGTGAAAATCGGATTGACTGACATATTTGCTTGGCATCGTCATCAACGATACGACGCAAAAGCACGAACGAGTCGCAGTGCAGCACGATGCCGGGACTGCGGATTTTCGAGCTCATCATCGAGAGGCGCCGTCGGCTCGACGTGATCAGGGCCCGAATAGTCGCCATCCGGGGGCGCCGGCACCAGACCGCTCTCTTGCAATGGCTCGTCGGGATCAACGCCAAGCGAAGCGCAGGCCCGTTGAATGGCCTTTCCGCACTCGCGCGAGTGCCAAAGAGCGGTCTTGAGGTGCTCGCGGTACTTGGACATTGCCGGCCCCATCAGGCCAAAGCGTCCATAAGCGCCCAGCGAGCCTGCAATGGATTGCTGCCGTTCGTCGTCCATGTCGACACGTTCAACATCGGCTGATTACTGGTGAACCCAGCACTGCGCGTCACAATCGTTCCGTTCGGGAGATAAACGAGCAGCACCAGGCCGGGATAATCCGGCGCAGCGCCAGCTACCGACAGCACAATAGCGGGCAGTGGCGCGCCCGGATTACCGATGTCAGGCGGGACTACGGAAGACGCGACTGGCTGGGTGTAACCCCCGCCGGCGAGCGCGGTTGGATAGTTACCACTACTCGGCTGTCCAGCGGACAGGAGGACCGGTGCCGGCACTGCATACGGGTAGTATAAAGCCCGGCTGCCGACACTCGGGTTTGCGGGAACAGCCATGTCAATTCACCTCACTGCATATAGAAAGCGGCCCGCTCAGCCCGTAATGGGAAACAGGTGAGCAGGCCGCCGCATCCGCCCGCCGGGCGCGTCCGATGCGGGCGGATTCGATAAAAACGGCGGTCGGCTGCTCAAGGCTGTGCTGGATAAGGGACACTGCCGAGCTGCCGGCCGCCAAGACCGCCGGGGGGAGAGTTGAACCGGCGTATCTTTCTCATCACGCTGCCCGCCCGGCAGTCGGGAAAACAATCAAGTCGAGATCCGGCTTATCCGGTAGCGCCGGCTGCGGCGCGCTCTCCAAAACCGGAGCGAAATCCCGATCCGGCGGATCGGCCAGTAGAGCGAGCTGCATCATTTCGGCACGCCGGCATTCCAGATCCCAGTCGCAATCTGCGAGAGCCCGCTTCGCGACGGTCAAGCGCAGCCCAGCGGCATCGCGCAGAGCACGCTCGGCGTCTTCCATATCGACAACCGCCCTCGGTAAATTTTGAAGGCCGCCGCGGGTTGCTCGGGAGAGGGAGGTTTGGAAACTGTGAAAGCGGGAATTAGCGTCATCGAAGCCGCGCCGGGCCTCCTCGAGAGCGCGGACCAAACCCGGGCGCTGGGCTGCCGTCACGGCAATTTGTTCTTGCGCTTTGGCAGTAGCGGCTGCAATGGCGTCGCCAAACATCGTCGTCATTCTCTGATCACCCCCTGCTTTACAAGCCAGGCGCGGTAGTACCACGCCGGGGTGCCGAACCGCTGCGCATCACCGAAATAGTCGATCTTAATTGGCGGCAGCGGCGGATTGGTCGAAGTGACACGGTAACCAGCGGCCATTAACCGGGCACGCAGGGAAAACATACAATCGACTGCATCATGCAGCGCCGCAATGGCGTCCAGGGCGGCTCGCAGCGATTCGTTGTGCTCCTCTTTGTAGCGCTGCGACATTTCGAACGAGAGCGTGGCGTGAACGTCGGCGAGATGCGCATTGGCGTCATATAGCTCGGCCAGAAGGTCCTTTTCCTCGGCATCCGCCGCCTCGATCTCGCGTTGCGGATCCAGCGGCAGCACCGTTCCGCCGGACAGCAAAGCCGCAACTCTAGATTTCCGCTTGGCTTCGGCTTTTTTCGCATCAGCGGGGCCGGTCGATATAGTCGCCGGAGCCTGAGAGCGGGCAAAGTTAATGGCGCGCTCGCGCCTCTTTGTTGTCTCGGCAAGCCTGGCCTTGAGTTGAGCGACCAGGGCCGCGGCGGCTTTATAGCCCGGATCATCAGCGAGCGGCGGAACGTCGAACTCGGCCGGGTCGAGCAATTGGCGGGGTGGCTTTCGGAGCGGGCTCTTCATGCTCAGGAATATCGGGCAGATCGACTTTCACAAAAAACGCCTTTCGTGAAAGTGTCCGGTAGACGGTAGCCACGCTCGGGGTGGTACCGGTGATCTTTAGTAGGCGGAAGAGCTCGGCGCGCAGCGGACCTGTGCCCGCCGGCGGGGCTGTGAGCTTGCGGTGGAACCGCCATTCTCCCGTCTCGTAGCTACCTGCTTCGTCGACGATCCGTACTGCCGCCGGATACGGTTTCAGATCAGGAAGATGTTGCCGCGCGATCCCACAAATCGCCTCGTCCCGTCTGGCGCGCGCCTCCTTTTCCCACCATGGCGTTTCGCCGCGGCCAGGCTCGAGCTCAAGGCACCGGGCAAGACTAACCCCCAGAGGCGCCGCGCTCTCGTACAGGCGGACACCCTCGGCAAACCATTGGGCGTCGCTAACGTCACCGCACCCAGCGGCGAGACGGCGCAAACGCTCTATCGGCTCGGTAGCTTCCGGTGACGAGGGCGGCGGCGGCATGACGGCGTCAGGCCTCGGGCAGCTCGGCCCTATTTCTTGTCCTTGCCGTGGAATTGGTCGTATTTCCGCATGTCCTCCTCGTGCTGCTCATCCCCCTCGGCTAAGAACTCACGAAGAGTTTGCTGCCGAGGCTCTCCGCCAGCCGCAAGCTTGGGACCGGAATAGGCCGGCAGCGGCGGTCGCACATCGACCGATTGCCGGGACCGAGGATCGAGGCCGAACCGCTCGAGCAACCTCGCGGCCTGCGCGCCCGCAGTGGCCATAACCCGAAGCGCGGGATGCGCCTTCCCACCGCTGGCCTCCGTCTTGATCATCATGCCTTCCTTCGCGATCACCTCCCGCGCCTCCTCCTCGGTCGCCAGGGTCACGCTCAAGAGCTCCAGCGCGCTCAAATCCGCGCGGGTCAAAGTCCCGATCCCAACAGCCGCAGCGGCTACGCGGCGCCAATGTGTGCGAGCCCGAGGCGACAGATGCCTAGGCGGCGCCGGGGGTTGCTTCAGCCGCTCCGATATCTCGGGCCTCAGTTGCCGGTCGCGGCGCTCGGTGCCTTGGACGGCTTTTAACGCTGGTGACTTTCTTGGGCGTGCCATAGCCCACCTCCTCTCTCAATTGGGTCCGAGCTCAGTCATTTCCGCGGCGGCGGCCTATAGCCCGAGTGGAACTTGGTGAACGGATTTGGCTCGGCCGGCGGCTGGTTTGTCGGGTCTATTCCTTTGATAACACGCGATTTAACGCCGCTCAGTCCGAGCGCTTCCCCATATCGAAGCGCGATGGCGAGCGCTGAAACCGGCGGAGAAAAACCGTTTGCCGCGGCCGTGGCGATATCGCTTAGAAGATTGCAATATAAAGCAAGTACAGTGCTATCAAGCTCAGTCGCCCCGACTTGCGCAGCACGCCCGACAAGATCTAGCCACACTTGCGCGCCGCCTTTTGTTAACAGCCAGTCAGGTTGTTGCGGTAGACTTTTTAGAACAGTTATTTCGAATGTGAGTTTGTCGCGGTCTGGCCGAGATGTTCCGCGTTGTGCTTTTAAGGATGGTGGAATTAATTTGCGTCCTCTTGGCATTAGTTGTGGTCCCCTCAATGTTGTCCGCGAGATTTTGCCGAAAAAAATTCTAATTTTGACGGCGCAAAAATGGACCCACAGGGGGGTTCGGCTGAGGCCCTCCACCGACTTTCGAACCCCCTAGGGTCCTCAACCGGTGAGCGCATGGCAGTAGCCAGCCTCACGTTGCGCCGCCATTCAGCGCTCGCTCCATCTCCGTGGCCCGCTGCGCCGGCGCGGCGTAAGCGCCAGACCAGATCGGATCTCGTCTCAAAGAACTTCGCGGGATCGTGCCAGTTAATACGCAACCCGCCAGCCAACTTAGCGAGCTCGAAAAGCTCAACGCTCGCAGCCGGTTCCGCGGCTTCCGGCTTGGCGCGGCGGCGCTGGTTGATCATTTCAAAACTCTAGGCTTTCTGCGGGTTTGGAACCATTGGAAGGATTGCCTATTTTCCCGCGTAACACGCATGTGCGCGCGTGCGCGCGTGTGTGCATACGTAGGAAAATGAGCAATCCTTCCAATGGTTCCAAAGGCGCGGAAATGCTGGGTTTCATACTGCCCTCTGAGTTGGCGCATCGTTGAGGTCAAAGCATCCGTTCCTGCAGTAGTATTGGATCGGTTGGGTGGACCGCTCCGGTTCTGGTTTTGGTTTAAGATTGATACCAAGGCGAATTGTCTTTCCACTGTGCGTTGTCCTAAAACCGCGGTCGGTCAGAGACCTGCCGAACTTGTTTTGCGTTCCGACGTACTCGTTAGCTCGCTCGCGCTCAGCCTTCCAACTAGCCCAAAGATCGTCCGACGGGCATTGCTGATCAGATCCAACGATGCAGCAATCCTCGATCCACTGACCAAGAATATCCTCGTCTTTCAAATATTCCTGAGTTGCTTGGAGAACCGCCTTAGGCGGCGCAAGCCCTTGACGCTGCCAGGCGAGGCGGCCGTTAATCGCCCATTGCAGGATTGAGGACCATTCCGCCTTAAGCTTTTCCGGCAACTCTTTATCGCGCTCCTCCTTTGGGATCGTGACGGTGAATGGCACCAGATTCATGCGGCTTTTAATCGCCTCGTCGACGCCGCGAAGTGCTGGTTTGTGGTTGCCGGCAATGAACAGCTTGAAGGCGGGATCGAACTCGAAGAAATCCTGGTGCATAAACCGCGCGCTGATCGGATCGCCGCCAGTTAGGTTTTTGATTTTCGACTCAGCCCAACGCTGATTTTCCTCCGTCTCTTGCGAGGTTACGAGTCTAGCGCCGCGCAACCCGGCAAGCTCGGTCGGATGGCGGCTGCCCTGGGTGACAACGAATGTCTCCATTGGTGCCGTCTGGGCATATTCAGAAAGAATTTTGCTTAATGTGTTGAGGTAGACGCCCTTGCCGTTGCGCCCCTTACCGTAGAGGAAAAATAGCGCGTGCTCCTGGACGCTGCCGGTTAGTGCATAACCAGCGATCTGCTGGAGAAAGAGTTCTAATTCGTAATTGCCTCCGGTGACGCGCGCGAGAAACTTATTCCATAGAGGACATTCGCCGTCGCCCGGCGCGACTGCGGTGATTTTGGTCAGGTATTTCGCCGGATCATGCGGCAGCAATCGGCCGGTGCGCAGATCAATGATGCCGCCCGGCGTGTTCAACAACCAGGGGTCGGTATCCCATTGGCTGACAACCGCAGCGAGGCGACGATCAGAACGCGCGCCACGCTCGACGGAGGCCCAGACATTCGGCTGCGCTAGTTCGGGATCGAGGTTTGCAAACTGACGAACCAGCTTGCGCGCCATATCGAATACGAGAAGGGTCTGCTCGAATTTCCAGCGGGTGCCATCCCAGTGCAGCCATTTTCCCCACGGGGCGACGTACCTGAGATCATTGGCATACAGTTCCGCGAACTTATCCACAATCTCGTCGAGAGATCCTGGCGGCGCTCGCAACGGCATCTTAGCCGGCGGATCGAAAATCGGGACCGCCGCAACCAATGCGTCCAGCTCCTCGATTGTTCCGCCAGCGTCGAGCCAATCTGACACATCGCCCTTCTCGGGAAGGCCACGCAACTCAAGCACTCGGACATTAGCTGCGGCCGGTGCGAGGTTTGACGCAACAGCGCAAGCGTGATCGCGGCCGGCTTGGTCATTGTCGGCGATGACCGCTACTTCCGCGCCCTCGAAATATTGTGAGAATCTGAGATTCCATTTGCCGGCGCCGCCGGGGTTTGTGGTCGCGATGAGCCCTAAACCCGCGAGCCGATCGGCATCCTTCTCGCCCTCAACAACGTAAATGCGGCCGTCGCGCCCAGCGGTCACATCGCCCAATCGATACGGAACCTGCCGAACGCCTTTGGTGCTCCATATCCAGCCGCGATTGCCATCAGGACGCCGTTGCCGGAAATCCTTCGGCTCCATGCGGCAGACTTGGAACAGCAGTTCGCCTTGTTCATCCCGGTAATCGTATTGCGCGACGATGCGTTTCTTGGCCTTCGGTTCACTGAGCTCGATCCCGATTTCGCTCCTGAGCCAATCACGCGCCACCCCGTCGAGCATTCCGCCCTTGAGGTGCAATAGATCCCAGGGGCCACCTCCGATCTTCTGCTCGTGGTCGAACCACTTGCCGGCATCAGTCCCATCAATCTCGACTGCTACGCTGCCGTTGGTGCCAAAGCGCAACTGCTCCCGGCCTGACAGTTTGTCATTGGGCGGCCCGAGTAGGCGACGGGCGATATTGCCGATGTGGGTAGACAGGTCGACCGGCGCGACGCTCACAACCGGTCCCACCCCATGCGCTCGATTTCGTCCGCGAGCTTGATTACGTTCTCGATCCCGGGGAGGATGATGGCGCTGCAAAAATCGAGCTTGGCGAAGCTCTTGCGCCTCGCCGCATCCTGGACCGCGCGGTCGAGCCGCTCGGCGAATCGACGCACCAGTGCTGCGCGCTCACGGATCTCCGCGGGATAGATCTCGTTGAAGTAGTGCTGCGTCACAGCTCGCTCGCAGCCGTGAATGATCGCCCTTACCGCGGGCGATTCTGGCTCTACGTCATCAGCATCGCGCATCGCCTGACACCTTGAAACCAGGCGCGCGCAGGCTTATAAGGCGCCTGCACTGTAGCTGGTGCATTGCCGTTGCTTTGACGATCAGCCGTCCGGTTCGCCTCCGGGCGGCTTCGTCGTTTTAGCGGGCCCGGCTCGCGGCCCGAGCGGGCCATCATGCCCCCCGTATCCGCTCGGCTGCTCGGGCGGCTATCCAGCTGTCGATCTCACTCTCGATCCATCCGACAGCCCGGCCGCGGCCAAGCTTGATGCGCTGGGGGAACTTCTCGTCCCTCTCCATCAGATCGACCGTCGACATCTTCAGCCCGGTCTTGGCCTGAAGATCCGGCTTCCGAAGCACGCGCAAACCCATAGCGCCCTCTCGTAACCTGTTGGCTGAGTCAAAAGGAGGTACGATTTCCTCTTGCTTTCGTCAAGAGGTTTCTCTAAATATGCGTTGTCGAGCGTTATCGAGAATTGCAAATGCGCCGTCAGAAAGCGCCGACCTACACAGCCAAGGATGTGATCCGCGGACTCGATATCCCGCATGGCACATTGAACTCCTGGGCCTTCAAGGGGTTATTCCAAGGTTTGGATGCAGAAAAGACGACGCCTGGTAAGGCTCGCAAGTTCACGCTCGACGATTTATATCGGCTTTCAATCATGAAATGGATGATGGACTTCGGGATTTCCTCAGAGCGCGCACACTCGTGGGCAATAGACTGTGTTAAATATATGAATGAAGCGCCGATCTCTAAGATGATTGTTTTGGCTTACGAAGACGGCTGGGCAATTCGCCTAGACGATGGCTCGTTCCCGCATTTCGAGGTGCCGGGTGTCCTTATGACCCTGACTGTCCATCCGGCGGAGTTCGTCCGCACCGTAAAGGAAAGGCTCGGGATCAATGACTGAGCGGGCCCCAAGCGCGCACATAGCGTGCCGGCCTCCATCGACCGACGGGAACCTTGATCGCTCTCGCGCGGGACAAGTCCCGAAGCAACGCCGAGGCGCACCAGCGGAGACGGGGCCCTCCTGAATGACCGGCCTTCCCTCAAACATCCCGAAACGCTGCCTCTCACCCGATGAGGCGGCTGAGTACTGTAACGTTTCCAAAAACACTCTCATTCGCCACGGCCCCCCAGCCACTAAGATCGGCGACCGTATCGTTTATGATCGCCGAGTGCTGGATATCTGGCTTGATAAACTCGCCGGCATCGCGCCCGACCAACCGGCGGCAGTTGACCCCGAAACCTCGCTGCTGGAGGCGATCCATGCACGTAAAGCTGCGTTACGTCACGCGTCGGATTAGCCGTTCCGGCAAAGAGCGCTGGTATTGGCAGCGCCATGGACACAAGCTGACGCGGCTGCCGGACAACCCGATCGAGCGGATGGCAACGGCCGAGCGACTGAACGCCGCGGCCGATGGCGCCGCAACCCAGCCCGAGCGCGCCTCGATCGGTTGGGTGATCGAGCAGTACAAGGGTAGCGACGAATACCGAGATCTGAGTCCCGGCACAGTTGCCTACTACAAGCGCTATTTGCGTGACATCGAGGCGCTGGGCCAGAGCTTGCCGTTTGCGTCATTCACGCGCCGCGCAGTGTTCGATTTTCTCGAAACCTATCCAAAGTCGCCCCAGCGCCGGAAGGCTGCGGCGGTTTTAAAGAACTTGTTCAAGATTGCCCGCTATTACGGAATCGTGGCGACGGACGAGACTGTCGGGTTGCGGCTCAAAATGAGCAAGCCGCGCGAGCGGATCTGGTCCGATGACGAAATCGCGCGATGGATCTCTGCAGCCGAGCTTGAAGATCAACACATGACGACGGCATTCCTGTTGCTGCAATACACCGCACAGCGGCCGGGCGATGCCCTCAGGATGACATGGCCGCGATATTCGGGTTCGGCGATCCGGTTGCGCCAACAGAAGACCGGGGCCCTACTCGATGTTCCGGTTCACCCGGTGCTGCGAGATCACCTCGGCGGGCTCGACCGGCGCGGCACGACCCTAACGATGGTTGCCTATCGAGGCCTCCCGGTGAAGTACATCAACTTTAATGACCGCTTCCGGAGAACCGCCAAGGCCGCCGGCGTCGACGCCCAGGCGCGGGATTTGCGCCGAACCGCTATGCTGCGGATGGCCGAGGCCGGCGCCACGTCGCCCCAGATTGCGAACGTCAGCGGCCATTCGATCGAGGCCACGCAGCGCATCCTCGATACGTACCTGCCTCGGAATCGAGACCTCGCGGAGATCGCTATCGCCCGCCTCGTGGAGTACAAACGTGGATCAAAAGTCTAACGCGTTAGACTTTTTTAGGAGGTAACCTATTGAAAAAAATGGGGGTATATAGTACAAGCAGTATTATCAGGTGAATTGATCGGTCTCTTCATGGAACGCGGATTTGCGGTCGTTGGCCTTGGCTATGTCGGTCTACCCGT